ATAAACTTTTTTTATTACATTATACACATTTTTAAATATTTTTTTATTTTTTTTTCATACAGGCTAAATTAGGCTCCACTTCGCCATTTTGGTTGTAAACGGAGCTCCAGGTTGAACCAAAAATACATATTTATATATATACGCGCGCACGTGTTAATGAGTCTAAAAATGGAGCCCAAAACAGCTCAAATACTGCCCCAAATAGAGAATTAGGCACTGCAAAGATGTATGGGATTTTTAGTGTGTGAAAAATGAGGGCTAATGTGTGCTTGTGAGGATTTGAGGGTGGTGGTAGTTTAATAAGGGGAAGTGGGGGAAAAGCCGTGGAAGAATTGTAGACTGGAGCCTTTAGTCACTATTCATAATTATTCTAAATAACTGCTATTTATAATGAGTATAAATTACTATTTTTTATAAAATAATTAGTAAAATATTTTTTTATATTAAAATAAAGTAGTATATTTATATATAATTAATAAAGTAAAATATTTCATTATTAATTATTACTTATTATTTATTATTTATTAACAATTTAATTTTATTTATTATGACAACTTTAGAAATTTTGAAAGCACAGTTAGCAGAGTCGGCTAAAGCTATGGAAGCCAAAAAACTTGAATTAGCAGAAGCCATGAAAGCCTTGAAAGAAGAAAGTCAAAAACTCAAAGACAAAGAAGTCGAAGCGAAAGCTCAAGCCAAAAAGGCCGAATCTGAAAACAGAGCAGCAGCTATGAAGGCAGCCCTTGAGCTCGGAACAGTTGGCAAAGTCAACATGACCGAAGAGATTCGCACAAGACTTCTGAAAGGTCAGGATATCGACACCATCCAAGCTGAGACTGGCTGGAACCGCAAGTCGATACTCGACCGGGTCTGGTTAATCGAAAAGAAACTTGGTATCAGGTAGTATTCTACCTAACAATAACTAACTAAGAGATTAAGTTCTCTTAGTTTTTTAAAGAGGCCCTGGCCGCTTAGGGAGGGTGACTCAAATTTTTCATGGTTATACGGTTCACCACAGTGCACCACATATACACTACATTTATAGAGTATTAAATTGAACATATGCTCACTCCTGGATTAAGTACACATTTTTACACTAAATACTACTAAGTATAAAGAATGTTATATAACATATGTAGTTTTGTAATACCTATTGATATTTTTATTATCTTTATATTATAAGAAAGTTAAAAAACAACTATTAAAAGAAGTAACACTATGAAAAAAAGAATTACAACAGTTATGATAGCAACTGTAATAACAAGCTATTTATTTTGTCTTTATTTATTAATCTTTTAATTTTAGTACAATGAAAAATTCAAGAAAAGAAGCTGTAATTGCAGCACAAGTTGAAAATGTTGAAAACGCAACTGTAGTTGCAAGTGTTGAACCAATTGAAGTTGTAGAAACTCCAAGAACTACTCTTGAGCAGTTGAAAAAACAACTCCAGGATGCAGCTAAAGAAATGGCTGACAAAAAAGCTCAAATGGCTGAAGCAATGAAAGCACTCAAAGATGAAGCCAAATCTCTCAAAGAACTTGAAAAAGCTCAAAAAGAAGAAATCAAAAGAGCAGAAGCTCAAAACCGCGCAACAAAGATGGCTGAAGCCTTAGTTAAACTTGGACAGGATGCTAAAGTCAATATGACTGAGAAAATCAAGACTATGCTTTTGGATGGCAAATCACTTGATGATATAGCTGCAGAAACTGGCTGGACTCGCAAGTCAATCTCAGATCGCATTTGGTTGATTGAAAAACGCTTAGGTATCAGGTAGTTACTAAACCGAAAAAAGTAGTGGCATATGCTGCTACTTTTTTTTAACTATAAATTATGGAACTATTATTCCTATTACTACTTATTCTATTAATATTAGCCAATAAAAGAAAGTAATCATGTCGAAAGAATATAAAGTGACTTTAGCTGGAGTAGAACTTACACTCACTAAAGAAGAAATGAAAAACGTATTAACTGAGAAAGGTTTTGCACTTGCAAACAAAGTAATTCGTCAAGGCGGAGAAGTTAGTCTTGGAGTAAACAGTATTAACGAAGAACTAAAAAAGCAGTTATGAATCATCCTGACAAAGAAGATTACAAACAAATGTTCTTTTTTATGGCTATAGTATTAGTAACGCTACTATCTGTAAAAATTGCTCTTTGGTTGTTTATGTGACTATAAACAACAGAATCTCTTAAAAAGCCTGGGTTCTCAATACCTGGGCTTTTTTTATATCAAGTATCTAAACTCACTAAGTACACCATACCTTGCAGAATCCCAAAAGTGATTGTAGTCATCTATTGGCTCATTTAGCTTAATACCTTGTATTTCCTTGTATTTGTAGTTCTCTTGCTCTTTGCGCACGTCGGGGTCGCGTACTAAGTGAATATTGAACTTATTCATCAGGTTTATACCATAAACTATTGACCCGTGAAACTTATAGACACCGTAAGCAGGAATACCTTGATGTTTCAAGTCAGCAATCATACCTGGGTCAGCAGAGTCACACCAAATATGTTTTCCCTCTGGAAGTTTAGCCCAAATGATTTGTCCTAAGTCAGCTGGATTGTCGACAGGAGTATAAAACTCTTTCCTCAAGTATAAGTTCCTTCCTTTCACTCCACACCGCGTAAGTACCGATGGGTCTTGAGTATAACCAAAATCCAGGCCATAAGTTTCATATTCACAGTCATTTGGAAATTCATCAATCCAGGTGACTTTCTTAAAGATAAGTCCTTCCATTGCAGCACGAATACCAAGACCATAAACTTTCCATTTGTACTCATCAACTGTTCCTTGCTCAAAGTTACGTACAGTAGGTTCATAACTAAGTATCTTATTTTTTTCAACATCAGATATAAAAGGATTATCTCTAAAAGTGGAGTGTAACCAACGCACATCGTCACGTTTCATTACTTTATTATATACCCAATGCTCGGTAACTTTAGGATTATAGTCTCCCCAGAAGAATCTTCTACAGCGCATCTCACTCTGGTCAAATATAGAGTTTTCAATATCTAACATTTCATTCATCCATAAAAAGTCGCAGGACGCACCAAGAAACTTAGACTCCTTATCTGCACCAATAAAGTTAACTTTATTACCCAAAAGATTAAATGTTATTACCTCTTTGCTTCTCTCGAACGGCGACGGTATACCGAATGCTATTAACCGTTTATTGAAGTCATCGTAAAGTGTAGTCTTAAATGAATTATAAGTTTCCTTAAGTATGTTAATTGTGAAACCAGTACCAATTCGCGCACCAATATAGATACAATAGTCAACTCCTGAAAAAGTCTTACCAGAACGAGAAGAACCCTCTAATAATGCTCCTCGAATATCTGGTGCCTGCTCTGCTTGGATTAAAAATGTGAGATTTTTGTTAATCTTCCTGGTTAAGTTGGTAGTTTTTTCATTCTCCATAAGGCAATTCCTTAGTTTGCACTATTTCTACCTCATCAAACTCCTCTTGCTTTGGGAAAAGTTCATCAACTGATTTTCGTTCATCATTTACTGTATGTAGAACTGAATCATGCAAACCCAGATCTCTGCTAATTAAGTTTGCATTTAAGAGCCCTGCTGCTGCGCCCTCGAACTTTTGGCAGTAAATTGCATCTTTAATTGCAGCGCATATATTAACATAACCTGTTCGCTTCTCATATCCCAAGAATGTTGTATGCCCTACTCCGATATAAAGGCAGAAAGCTTTAACACTCATTGCCCTCATTTTTGGAACACCAACAGTCTCTCCAGTTTTCTGAAGCAAAACAGCTTCTTTAAGTGGGTTTCCATTTACATATTCAGAATACTCTTCAAACTTATCTAAAAGTTCATGTGGAGTATAAATTGCTATTTGCCCATCATTTTCAGTCTTTCTTAAAGCCCAATAGTTGGTGCCAGGAAGTTGACCACCATGACCTTTTCTTGGGCCAAACTTAGCTTCACCTGGTTCTCTTATTTCAGCTGGTTCTCTCATAAATATTTATTCTTTTGTGTTGCGATTAGTTTCGCGATATAAAGATACAATAAAAATTTGACATGTAATTGACTGCGTTGATATTTATTTCACGTGATAATATTTTTAGCTTATATTAACATTTATTTTTGTATGTAACACCTCAGTGCTT